GCTGAAATGGCTTTCTCAATAGAGAAAAGTACCGTTACTGCGAAGTCAAGAGCACTAAAGGCTGAGTACACAATGGAACTTGCACAAGACCTTAAAGCAATTCACGGCTTAGACGCTGAAACTGAATTGGCAAACATCTTATCTGCTGAAATTTTGGCAGAGATAAACAGAGAAGTTGTAAGAACAATTTACATCAACTCTGAAAAAGGTGCTCAAACAGACACTACTAACGCTGGTATCTTTGATTTAGATACAGATAGTAATGGTAGATGGTCAGTTGAGAGATTTAAAGGACTTATGTTCCAATTAGAGAGAGACGCTAACGCAATCGCTCAAAGAACAAGAAGAGGCAAAGGGAACATAATCGTTTGTTCTTCTGATGTCGCTTCTGCATTGCAAATGGCTGGTATACTTGACTATACACCTGCATTAAACAACAATCTAAATGTTGATGACACAGGTAATACTTTCGCTGGAGTATTAAACGGAAGATTTAAAGTATACATTGACCCTTATTCTGCAAACCAGGCAACAAAACAATTTTATGTTGTTGGTTACAAAGGTACTTCACCTTATGACGCAGGATTATTCTACTGCCCATATGTACCACTACAAATGGTAAGAGCAGTTGGTCAAGACACTTTCCAACCTAAAATCGGTTTCAAAACTAGATACGGGCTACAGGCAAATCCTTTTGCTGAGGCAAGTGTTTCTTCTGACGCTGTTATTGACGGTTCTGGTGCTGCTAACGCAAACAGATATTACAGAAAAGTACAAGTTGTAAACCTTGCGTAATCGTAAGTAAACTTATTACTTTAGTAATAACAAAATTAAAAGGGGACCTCTTTTGGTCCCCTTTTTTTTAGCCTGCATTATAATATTAGTATATTCAGATTTTATTATATGCGTCAAAAGCTTGACAAATAAAACCACCTATGTTATAAATAATACTAGAACTCTAAAAGGATTAGAGTTATGCAATTAATGACTGGTAAAGTCAGGAGGCATTATGTTAAAATTATTAACAAATGTCCGTTATTTCATTGCACCAATATTAATAATCGTAACAGCACTAGGCATACACATAGGCGGTATATTCGCTTGGACTGGTGTAGCATTATTAGGTCTTGGAATAATAATAGATACATTAATCACATACCAAACTAAAGGTGCTGGGGTTGATGAAGATGGCGAAACATTAGGTATTGCGTGGTTACAAAACTCCGTAATGTATTTGATGTTACCTGTGTTTTTAATACTACAACTAATCGTTGCTTACAAACTTTTTAGTGGCGTATCAGGTGTAGAGTTATTAGGCACTACATTAAGCGCTGGTATCTTTTTAGGTATCGGTATAATTTATGGTCACGAACTATCACATACAAAAGGTTGGTCTTTTGTTATTAGTAGATGGATGATGGCGTTAAGTGGGTCTGCACATTTCTGCTACGCTCATTGTTACAATCATCATCTTGAACTTGCAAGTGAAGATGACCCAGCGACTGCACCTCGTGGTCGTACAATATATGGACATTATCTATTGTCTTATCTTGGTCAATCAAAGTTTCTTTTTGAAATGGAGAAGGCAAGATTAAGTAGAGTAGGTAAATCTTTTATCAGTTTTGATAACAGATGGATAAGAGGATATCTTATGTCCGTACCTATTGTAAGTTTATTCTTTTTAGCAGGTGGTTGGACAGGTGTTGCTGTATTGGCTGCAATGTGGGTTATCTCAAACTTTGAGTTAGAAGCATTGAACTACCTAGAACACTACGGTTTAATAAGAGTAAAAAATCAACCGATAGATTATCGCCATAATTGGGATAATGCTACATTGTTTACAAGTTGGTTCTTTATTGAGATTGGTCGCCAAGCAGACCATCACGATAGAGGCGAAACTCATTTTTGGGAACTTGATGATGTTGGCGCTCCTAATACAGGCGTAGGTTATTTTACACTATTCACTATTGCATTGGTACCACCATTGTTTAGAATGTTTATGAAAAAACATCTTGATAATTGGGATAAAAACTATGCAACAAAAGAAGAAGTAGAAATCGCTAAACAACTAGCAATCTAATGGAAATATGTACTTTAAATTATGGTATATCAGTATTATGCTTGATGTTATTTTTATACATAATTTTTAAAGACGATTAATCTATGACCCCTATCATTAATTTGGTAGGGGTTTTTTAAGCCATATAAATAGTAGTATGACAACTACAAACGCAATATCACGACAACCTACACAATTGGATTATGCGTCTCCAACGCAATTCAAATTTAGCATTACTAAACTTCCAAAGGTAGAATACTTTTGTACAGAAGTAAATATACCAAGCCTACAAATGAGTAATGCAACACAGGTTACTTCTTTAAGAGATATACCATTGCCAGGCACAAAGCTTGACTTTGGAGATTTAAGTCTTACATATATGGTAGACGAAAAATTTGAAAACTTTGAAGAGATATATGGTTGGTTAAGAGGTTTAGGTTTTCCTGTAGACCATAAAGATTATAGTAATCTAATGGCCGCAGGTAGAGATAGATTTCCTAATCAAGGTAAAGAGAATGTAAATAGAGACGCTGGTAGAGAAGGTACTGCCCAACCTCAAGGTGCTATTTTATCAGACGCTACATTATCTATATTATCTGCAAAGAACAATGTTATTAAAGAAGTACGATTTACAGATATCTTTCCTGTAGGAATTACAGGTGCTAATTTCTCACAACAGGCAGGTGATGTAAACTACTTGACGAGTACGGTGACCTTTAAATATGCGTATTATGAATTTGCAGAACCAGGCAAAACTGCCACACTTGCAACATCGTAGACGCTTGACAAACTACTAGATTTAGTATAGAATACTAGTAATAAACACAATGGAATTTTATTATGACCTTGGAAGAATTACAAGAATTAACAGACAAAAAACTAAAAATTAACGATACGGAGTTAGACCTAGAAGCGTTAAAAACTCCACAATTACATAATGAGTATTTGAAGCATTACAATAAGTTTAATCTATTGTTATCTAAAACACAAGCAGATTTAAATATTGTGAAATTACATAAATGGGAATATTATACTGGAAAGGCAGACCCAGCAGTATATCAAACTAAACCATTCAATTTAAAAATTCTAAAGCAAGATGTTGACAAATACATTGAAGCAGATGAAGATTATATCAAGTTAAAACAAAAAGTAGAATACTTAAAAACTATTTGTGATTATCTGGATAAAACAATCAAGCAAATATCTAACAGAGGATTTTTAATCAAAGACGCAATTGAATGGCGGAAGTTTACTTCTGGTGCTATTTAATCAATGGTTGAAAATCGCTATCTAATACTAGAAAAGAAGAATGAAGTCTATCTCTCTATAGAAGCAGAGAGTGATATTCGTAGAGAACTATCAGAGTTTTTTACTTTTGAGGTACCTGGATATAAGTTTATGCCTCAATATAGAAATAGATATTGGGATGGAAAGATAAGACTATTCAAGTATGCCACAGGTGAAATATACTATGGTCTATTACCTTATGTTAGAAAGTTTGCTGAAGATAACAATATCAGTATTGTATCTAAAATTAAAGAACAAAATAAACCCCTAGATAAATTAGAGTGTGCTAAGTTTTGTAAGGCATTAGGTGTACCTTTTACAATAAGAGATTATCAGTTTAATGCTTTCTATCACGCAATACAAGAAGATAGATGTTTACTATTGTCGCCAACTGCAAGTGGTAAGTCTTTAATTGCATACTTAATATTAAGATTTCAACTATTAAGAATTAAAGAACGCAAGGCAAATAAAGTATTAATTATTGTACCAACTACTTCTTTGGTTGAACAATTATACAAAGACTTTGCAGAGTATGGTTATAATACTAAACATATACATAGAATATATCAAGGTCACGATAAAGATACTGCAAAAAGAATAGTAATATCTACTTGGCAGTCAATATATAAACTACCTAAAAAATGGTTTGCTGACTTTGGAGTTATCATTGGTGACGAAGCACACTTATTTAAATCTCAATCATTAACTACAATAATGACGAAGATGACAAACTGCAAGTATAGAATAGGTATGACTGGTACACTTGATGGTAGTAAGACACATAAACTAGTATTAGAAGGTTTATTTGGTGCTGTAAATAGAGTGGCCAGTACTACAGATTTGATAGAAAAGAAACAACTCGCCGAGTTTAAAATTCATTGTTTGATACTTAAACACGGAAAGAATAGTAAAGACTTTTTAAAAGATAAAAACTATCAAGAAGAAATGGACTTCTTATGTGCTAGTAAAGCAAGAAACAAATATATAACAAACTTGACAAATGGATTACAAGGTAACACTTTATTGTTATTTCAGTATGTAGAGAAACACGGTAGAGTATTACAAGAACTAATAGAAAAGAAGGTGGAAGATGGTAGAAAAGTTTTTTTTGTCTTTGGTGGAGTATCTGCTGATGATAGAGAGGAAATTAGGGCAATTACTGAAAAGTCTGACAACGCAATTATTATCGCTAGTTATGGGACATTCAGTACTGGTATCAATATACGAAACTTACATAATATTGTTTTTTCTAGTCCTAGTAAGAGTAGGATAAGAAACTTACAATCAATAGGTCGTGGTTTACGACTTGGTGACAGCAAAACAAATGCGACATTATACGATATATCAGATGATGTAGCATATGGTGAAAAGGAGAATTATACTTTGCAACACTTTAGAGAAAGAATAAATATATACAACGAAGAGAACTTTGATTACGAAATACATAATGTGGACTTAAAGGAGTAATATGTCAATAGAAAACAAACACAATCCTGATGGTACTACTACAATTAAGATAGTCAAGATACTTAACGGTACTGATATCGTATGTGTTATTAATCAAGCACAACAGAATTCGCCGTTACTGACATTAGATAAGCCTTTAGAAATAAAGTATGTTCCCCAAATTACCAATATAGGAGTAAAAGATTATATCGCATTAGTGAAGTGGGCGGCTTACACTAACGACCAACTCGTAACTATTCCTAAAGATAAGATTTTAACTATTACCAATGCTAGTGATGAAATGATTAAATCATACACACAGGTTATTGGTGAATATAATATGCACGATAAATTGATAAGAAGAGACGATAACGAAAGAACGAAACGCTTGATGGACAGAGAAATGATGTCCGAAAATGAAATGCAAGAACTTGAGGAAATATTTGATAGTGTTGTCAAACAAGGGAAGAAGAAAACTATCCACTAGGATAGAGCTCTATAGCTCTTTCCCTCAGCGACAACACGCTGAATATACCACGAATTTTTTAATATGTCAAGCACCTGGTGATTTAAAATTTAAATCAAAATAAATTAGTTAGGAGCTTGACCTGAATAACAAAATATAGTATAGTGAGAACATAATGAAAACTGAAACAGAACCAAAGAAAAAACGCATACGAACTCCTGCCAAAAAAGAGCACTATGTTAATAACAAAGAGTTTTTAGAGGCAATGATTGAGTATAAAATCAAATGTGATAAAGCGAAAGCAAGAAATAGAAAGAACCCACCTGTTACGAATTACATAGGTGAGTGTTTTCTAAAGATTGCTAATCACTTATCATACCGACCAAACTTTATAAATTATACATTTAGAGACGATATGATTTCTGATGGTATAGAGAACTGCCTACAATATCTAGGTAACTTTAATCCAGAGAAATCTAACAATCCATTTGCATATTTTACACAAATAATATATTACGCTTTTGTGAGACGAATTCAAAAAGAAAAGAAACAAACAACAATCAAACATAAACTAATACAGGAAGCAAATTACGATGATATGGCATTACAACCTGGTGATGATAGAGACTTTAAAAACCAATTTACAGAGTTTCTACAGAAGAATTTGCCTATGGAAGACACAAGCACAAAAACAGAACCAGGACAGACTTCAAAATCACAAAAAAGAATATCTAAACCGAAACTAAAGAGAGTACGAAAAGCGAAAGTTAATTTGGAAGATTTTTAAATAATGAAAATAGCACTATTGAACGATACACATTTCGGCGCTCGGAATGATAACCCTGCTTTTATAAAATATTTTAATCGTTTTTATGATGAGATATTTTTCCCTTATCTTGCTGAGCATAATATAACTAACCTAATACACCTAGGCGATGTAGTTGATAGACGAAAGTTTATTAATTATAACACGGCACATAACTTTCAAGAGAAGTTTTGGAAACGCCTATGGGATAATAAAATAGATACACATATAATACTAGGTAATCACGACACATATTATAAGAATACAAATAGTGTAAACTTTACACACTTGATTAAAACTTTTGATGGTGTACACGAACCTTTTATATATGAGAAACCTGCCACCATTAACTTTGATGGATTAGATATATTACTATTACCTTGGATATGTCCTGAAACAGAAGAAGAAAGTTTACACGCTATAGACAATTCAAATGCTCAAATTGCAATGGGTCATTTAGAAGTCAAAGGTTTTGAAATGCACAAAGGACACTTCAATGAACACGGATTAGAAATAAGTCAATTTAATAGATTTGAAAAAGTATTATCAGGACACTTTCACAGAAAATCAGATAATGGTACAATATATTATCTAGGTACACAATACGAAATAACTTGGTCAGATTATAGATGTCCTAAAGGGTTTCATATCTTTGATACAGATACAAGAGAACTTACAAGAATATCAAATCCTATTCGTATGTTTAGAAAGATTGTATATAATGATAAGAAAGAAAACTATTTAAAGAAAGATATACAAGAGTTTAATAATACACATATAAAAGTTATTGTAGAAGAGAAAACAGATGTTAACCAATTCAATGATTTTTTAGATAGATTACATAATGACATAAGCACATATGAAGTAAATGTTATTGAAGATAGTTATAATATAAATGCAACGGCCGATGTCAATGTATTAGACCAAGGAGAAGATACAAAGACATTCCTAGAGAATTATATTAATAGTTTAGATACAGAATTAGATAAAGGTAAGTTAGTAGCACATATGAGAGAATTTTATAATGAGGTACAAGATAAGTGATAATTTTTCATAATATAACTTGGAAGAACTTTTTATCCACAGGTAATACACCAATTAGTATTAATCTGAAAGAAGCACCTACAACATTAATTATTGGTACAAATGGCTCAGGTAAATCAACTTTACTTGACGCTTTGTGTTTTGTATTATTTAATAAACCATTTAGAATTATTAAGAAAGACCAAATGGTTAATACTATTAATAATGCAGATACAATTGTTGAAGTACAATTTAGTATTGGTCCAACAATGTACAAAGTAAGAAGAGGTATTAAACCTAATTTGTTTGAGATATACAAAGACGGTGTAATGTTAAATCAAGACGCCTCTAGTGTTGACTATCAAAAAGTATTAGAACAACAAATAATGAAACTTAACTATAGGTCATTTTGTCAAGTTGTTATATTAGGGTCTTCATCATACGAGCCATTTATGAAGATGAGAGCAAGTTACAGGCGTGATGTTATTGAAGAGATACTTGATATCAAAGTCTTTGGTCATATGAATTTAATATTAAGAAGTAAACAAATAGAACTAGGTAAAGAAGTTACTACATTAAGACACCAAGTTGATTTAGTTGAAAGTAAAGTAGACTTACAAGAGAAACATTTAAATGAATTATCAAGTAGAGATACAGACCAGATAACTAAAAAGAAAGCAGATATAGAAAAGGCACACGAACATAAAAGAGATTATATGTTCAGAATAGAAAGTCTTAATAAAGAGATTGCAGATAACGAAGAGAAACTATTTAATAAGACAGCGACTAAAGATAAGTTTACTAAACTACAAAAACTAGAAGCAAAGATAGACCAGAATTTAAAGACACATAAAAAACAATTAAAGTTTTTTGAAGAGAATACTAATTGTCCTACTTGTACACAACAAATACAAGAAGACTTTAGACAAGGTAAAATTAATGAAGAACATCAATCTATACACAAACTAGAAGATGGTTATAAACAATTGTTAAGTGAGATATCTAATACAGAAGAAAAGATATTAAAGTTTGATGATATTGGTAACAGAATAAGAAGTATAGAAACAAATGTTGCAAAACTTAATACTTCTATAGATGAGATAAAAAGACATAGTGATAGAATACAAAATGAGATTGACCAGTTATCCGTTGAGGATGCTGGCGGCCTAAATATAAAAGAAGAGATTGCTAGACTTAAAAAAGAACTAGTAGAGGCAAAAGAATTACGAGATAATGTAATTGAAGAGAAGAGTTACATTGATGTATTGAGACAGATAGTTGACGATAGTGGTGCCAAAGGTCAGATTATCAAAAAGTATTTACCGATTATGAATACACTAATCAATCAATACTTACAATCAATGGATTTCTTTGTATCGTTTCATTTAGACGAAGAGTTTAAAGAGACGGTTAAGAGTAGACATATGGATTCGTTTAACTACAATAACTTTAGTGAAGGCGAAAAGATGAGAATAGATTTATCTTTATTGTTTACTTGGCGAAGTATCGCAAAGATGAAAAATAGTGTTAATACAAACTTGTTAATACTAGATGAAATATTTGATAGTAGTTTAGATGGTCAAGGTACCGATGACTTCTTTAAAATAATTGCTACACTATCAAAAGAAAATATTTACATAATATCACATAAAGGAGATATAATGTTTGATAAATTTACTAATATAATTAAGTTTGAGAAATACCAAAACTTTACGAGGATATCCGATGTCTAAAGAAGAAGAAAAATTAAAAGATGATATGATGAAACAAGCCGAAGAAATGATTAAGAAAGGTGAAGTTACACAATTAAAAGAAGGTGAGTGGCAAGAAACACCACTAGACAATCCTGATATATTAATAGACCAAGCAAAAGAAGATGGTTATAAAATCAGAGAAGGTGTAAATCCTAAAACATTTCATTATGAATTACTGCCACCAATGGACCCTAGAGTTAGACAGGCAGTACCAGTATTTAAAGATGACCAATTAAAAGAGTATGGTATTGAAAGTAGAGAAGAGTTAGCAGAAGGTATGTTCCAACTTATGCACAAATATGGTGGTATAGGTTTAAGTGCAATACAAGTAGGGTTACCTTTTAATATGTTTGTTGCAGGAGACCATCAAAGTATAGAGAATGGTATGAAACTTATAATGTTTAATCCTGTAATAATATCAAGTGGAGAAGAGGAAGTTTTGATGAAAGAAGGTTGTCTAACTTTCCCATTCTTATTTGTTAATATAAAAAGACCTAGAAAATGTGTTATCAAATACGAAGACGAAAAAGGTGATATTAAAGAAGCACATTTAGATGGTATGATGAGTAGAGTATGCCAACACGAATACGACCACCAAATAGGTAAGTTGATGGTACAAAGAGTTAGTAAATTAAAACTAGACTTGGCATATAGAAAAGCAGAAAAGGAGATGAAGAAGTGGAAGCGTTATCAAAAGGCGATGAAAAGTCAACCAAAGAAGATTTAAAACCTTGGCAAAAAGGTTTTGAACTAGATTATTTAAAAGACCTAGAGAAAAGGTTTAATAGTTATAATAAGTTTGCTCAACACGAATTGAGTAAATTTAAAAAGAACAATATAGCAGACGCATTAGACAAAGACCAAATACAACTATTAGGTAAAGGTCTAATACATTATACAAAGACTAAAGTTAAATCAAATATCTTTATGTTTCCAGGTGTACTATTAGGTACTAAACAACCTGGCGATATAAACATAAAACACTTTGGTTATAAAACAGAAGATGATATCAATAATATCATTACAGAATTAAAAGAGAATACAGAATATACTAGTAATAATGTTTGGTTGTTTATTAATGAAGAAAGTCAAGAAGACAAAAGTATCGCTGATAAGGCAGGATTTAATAAGATAGGTGTTAAGTACAATTCAGTTGCAGATATCATTGGTGTCTATTATAAAGACGCAGAGAGTAAGTTTGAAGATACACAACACCCGAAAGTACCTGTGTATGAGAAGTATACACTTAAACCTTTTGCATTAGACTTTGAAGATGTTGTACCACAAATTGCAAAACAACTAGAAGAAATGGAAGTAGAATTTACTAATCACTATTCTAATTATAATAAGGCAAAATCTTGGAGTGCAATATCATTAAGAGGTTATACACCTGATTATAAATTTATTACTAAACCTATTGAAATGAATAAGAAGTGGAAAGAAGAACATAAAGATGAACACTTTGAATTACAAGATACAGAGTGGCGTAAAAAGTTTCCATTAGTAGAAAAGATTTTAAGTCAGTTTCAAACAGAAATACATAGAGTAAGATTTATGAATTTGAAACCTGGTGGCGGAGAACTTGAAAGACATACAGACCAAGTTGACCCAGACCTAGGTATTCAAGATGGTAGACTTATGAGAGTACATATACCTATTAAGACAAATGCAAATGTAGAGTTTACAAGTTGGTCAACAACAGGTAGTAAAGTAATTGCAAATATGGACACAGGTAGTTGCTGGTATCTTGATATAAGAAAACCACATATGGCAATAAACAATGGTAACGATTGGCGTACACATTTAGTTATAGATGTTGTCGCAAATGAACAAGTCAGAAGTATGTTATCTCCTGACTATGAACAAGATAAAAATTATAATGCAGAAAGTGATTATACAATGAGACTTGATAACGATAAAAAACTATATAGGAAGGTAATATGAAATCATTTTGGATAGTATTTGGTTGTGGTATTCTAGTAGGTTGGTGGAGTGTCGCAATGTTAATGTGGATAGGATTTATGTTTTAGTATGAAAGCGTATGAGTTTCCAAAAGTAGAAATAGAACAACACGAAGGTATCTATGTAGTCCGTGAAGACAAACTAGAAGGTGGGTCTAAACGAAGATTTATAGATAGATATATTCGTGAAGAAATGTCTAAAGGTGCAAATGAATTTGTGTTTGGTGGTTGTCCTGCAACTGGATATGCTCAAATGTCATTACCTTTACAGGCAAAACAATATGGTGCTAAGGCAACATTCTTTATGGCAAAAAGAAGTTTAGATAACTTACACCCTTACCAAAAGAAAGCATTAGAATATGGTTGTGATATTCGCTGGGTTGAAATGGGTATGTTAAATGTAACATTATCTCACGCTAGAAAATATTACGAAGAAGACACTTATCATAGAAGAAACTTTCCATTAGGTTTAGAAGACGAAAGAGTAATAGAAGATATAGAAGAATTAGGTAAAGCAATCGCAGATGAATGGTCTCACGAAAACTTTTCAGAGATATGGACCGTAGGTTCTAGTGGTACTTTATCAAGAGGATTACAAAAAGCATTTCCTAATTTAGAAGTGCATTGTGTATCAGTAGGACACAAAATGAGTGAAAGAGAACTAGGTAGAGCAAAGTTTTATAGGTCACCTTATAAATTTGATAAACCTATTAAGAAAGAAGAAGCGCCACCGTTTCCGTCTGCACCAACATATGACGCAAAGGCGTGGCCATTTATTAAACAATATGCAAAGCCAAGAGCTTTGTTTTGGAATGTAGGAGCGTAATATGGCAGATATAGATATGACAACTTATTTTGCAGATGGTTTTGCTACTGGTCAACTAGAGTTTGATACATATGCTTTTGATGATATAAAGTTTCCTCAAATAGATTACGATGTACAAGTAAAACTAACAGAATATCAACAACAACAATTAGATAAAATAAAGACACAACTAGAGTTACAGATTTCAAAGACTTTCCCTAAATTTGAACTTACAGAAGAACCAGGTTTCTGGCAAGGTGTAACAAAAGAAAACAACGAATTTCATAATGATTATACTGCTGGAGATAAGTTTAATTCAAATATATTAGTATATCTTGAAGAAGGTACTATAGATAATGATAATTACATAGAAATATTAGGTGTTGATAAATGTAGAGTATACCCTTTAAGAGGTGAATTCGTATGGTTAAATCAACAACCTCAATTTGAACATAGGGCGAATAATGGTCAAGGTGTAAGAAGAGTAATACATTTTGCATATTATATTCCGTCTATTGACAACAAAGACAAAAAGTGATAGCGTATGAGTAAAGGTAAAGAAGAAGATAAAATATTAAAAGAAATATTAGAAACACAAAAAGAAATAAAAGTGAAATTAGATAAGATAGAAACTAGACTAGAAACACACATAGAAGAGATATGGAAAGTCTACGGACCTATCAAGAGACAAATACAGAAGTTTAAACTATGGTAAAAGAACGAGAAAAAATATACGAAAGGAACCCTAATACAGGAGTTATTCGTTGGCGTTATGTAAACGAAAGTCCTGATAAGTTTGGGTGGCCGAATTATGGTAGAATACTCCGAGAAGGAAAAAAGAAGAAGAACACTAATAACACTAGGTAATATGAAAATGAATATAGTAGCAAAAGTAGATATAACAGACTATCAAGATGTTGCAGATTGTATAAGAAGTGACCAAGTACCTGCTTCAGCGATTGCAGAATACTTTACAGATAAGAAATTCTATGCTTGGTACAAAAAGAAATATCTATGAAAAAAGAAAGTATTGAAGAGTTTTTAAAAAGAGGCGGAAAAGTAGAAAAGTGTAAACCTGGTATGGCCTATAATATGGGGTCATTAGATAAGAGTAAGAAACCTAGTTGGACTAGAGAAGAAGTTGAAAGAGGAGAGGCAAGTGGAACAGCACCTTTACCTGATTTAACTTCAAGACAACAAGTTACATATGGTGGAACAACGGTTGAATATGGGGATAGGGTTCCTGTAGTAGACCATAATTTGAAAAAAGAAAATGATTGAGTTTTTATTATTTGTTATGTTTATGATAGTAGTATATTCAATACCAATATTAATGTTGATGAGGTGGAACAATGAAGAAGTTAACTGATACAAAAGGTAGTGCAACACTAGGCGATTTTGTAGATATACAAGGTGAAGAGAATATTACTAGTAAAGGTAATCTCAAAGGCGTAGTTACAGACGAGGCAGAATTAGAAAAGAATATACAAGAAGTATATGACTTCTGGCAAGAAGAAGGTTTCCCTTATTATAGTGTAGATGAAACTTGGCGAAGAGAAAAGATGAAAAAACTATGGGCAGTAGATTGCAAAAATCTATTGACTAAAGATGGTATCATTAAACCTCATCAAGAAGGTCTATCATTGGCGTGGTCTTATATGCCACATAGTTTTGCTATTAGATGTGGTAAAATGAAAACACCTATGGAGATATTTGAGAGTGAAGAACATTTTAAAAAAGGTATTAAGAAACTATTAACTGGTTCTTTTTTCGGTAAGTTTTCAGTAGATGATTTAAAACCTATATCGTATGACATATATGGTAAAAGAACTTATAGGTCAGAAGGTGCAAGACATAAATCACAAAGTACAATGAGAAGTCTATTAAGAAGATATACAGGTACTCAATGTGTATCAAACTTTAGACCTACAGCGGCCGCTTGTTTATATCAAAACTTTATGAAACCAAACGAGATAGTTTGGGATATGTCTATGGGTTATGGTGGTCGTATATTAGGTGCTATTATATCAAGAGTAAATTATGTAGGTACTGACCCTGCCAGTTTAACATATGCAGGATTAAAACAGATTAAAGATGACTTTGGTAATGAGAGCAATCATTACTTCTTAAATAGACAAGGTAGTGAGACCTTTGTACCAAAAGAGAATAGTTTAGACTTTGCATTTACAAGTCCACCGTATTTCAATTGGGAACAATATTCAGATGACGCTGAACAATCATTTAAAAACTTTAGTACAAACGAAGATTGGAACGAAGGCTTTTTAAGAACGACAATCAAGAATGTATATAAAGGATTAAAACCTGGTAAGTATATGGGACTAAATGTGGCGAATATTAAATCTCATAAAACCTTTGAAGATGATACCGTAAGACTTGCAGTTGAAGAAGGATTTGAACATACTGATACATACAAGTTGCAGTTGAGTAGTCAAGAAAGTGGCGCAAAATACGAACCTGTGTTTATATTGAGAAAGCCGTAAACCCCCAAAAAGCGTAAAAATCTGGTGATACAATCATACTAGGGTAGTCCCTAAACGCCCCTCAGCGCCGTCCTAGGGCGCCGTATTTTGGTATTCTAGGCGATATTGGGCAAGATATACGAAATAATAAATATAGGCGGATATAAGACATATCCTAATATCAACTCAATAATACAAGGAACTACAATGGCACTATTCGGAAAAGATGGCGATGAAGATGTGAAAAGAAACAAGATAGAAGACCTTGAAGAGCAACTTGAAAAGATTGTGGAGCGATTAGATAATATAGAAGATGTACTAGATATACAACCTGAAGATGATGTTGAAGATATAGAAGATAATGACGATGAAGAAGACGAAGATAACGAATAAATTATATTAGATAATCACTCTCTCGGTGCAATGCCGAGAGAGAACAAAGTACGAACACCCTACAACCCTTATAAATCAACGGAAAAAAAATTCAAAAAAAGTGAAAATAGTGCTTGACATATAAAACCAGATATGGTACCTTATATACATAATGAAAAAAAGGACTAATGACACTATGATGAATTTTGATTCCAAATCCAATCTTGCGAAATTACTTGCAACCGAGAATATTGAAGTACAACACAATAATGTAAAAACTGCTAGTTTCAATCTAGTAGATAGAATTCTTACAATCCCTGTTTTTAAAAACCCTAAAGGTGCCGTCTATGATATGTTGATTGCACACGAAGTATCTCACGCTTTACATACTCCCCAAAAAGATTGGGAAGTTGCCGTTACAGAAAATCCTGATATAAGAGATTATATCAATATCATTGAAGATATCAGAATTGATAAAATGATACAGAATAAATATCCAGGTGTAGTCCAAGATTACCTAGATGGTTTCAAAATTTTATGGAATGATAACTTCTTTGGTGCAAGAGATAAAGATTTAGATTTAGAATTACAATTGGCAGATAAGATTAACTTGTTTTACAAGTCATCTAAAACATTGTCATTTGATTTTGATAATGCAGAAAAATTATTTGTTGATATGTGTAACCAATGTGTTACATTTAACGATGTAGTTGAGGCCGCAAAAAAACTTGCCGAGTGGCAAAAGAAACAAAACGAAAATCTTAAAAAGTTACCTGACTTTGATAGTCACCCATTAACTAAAATGTATGGTGAACAAGAAAAGAAAGATGACGATGAGGAAAACCAAGGTGATAATCAATCTCAACAATCCGACAATCAATCAACTCAATCTGACCAAGAGAAGAAGAGTGGAGAAGATAAGTCCGACAAACAAAACGAACAATCAAAAGAAGAAGGTTCCTCTGATGGCGAAGACGCCAACACAAAAGAAAACAACGAAGATAAATCTTCTGGCGTAGATAAAGAAAATCAAACAGGTAATCCTGACGGTGCAGGTGGCAATGATGTTAAAATCAATATGCCATTGAAGACAATTACTCAAAGTGCAATTGATAAAAACATTGGTGATAAGTATGTTGACAACAAGGCAAAAGGTTTTGCATATCTTGGAATACCAGAGGCACAATTAAAGAATATAATCGTACCAACTAAAAGATGGATTAAAGATGGTCTTGACGCTATTAGAAGTCAACAATCTGCTTACAATCCAAATTACGAAGAATATTCTCAATTCAAAAAAGATAGTGCAAGAACTATATCATATCTTGTAAAAGAATTTGAAATGAAGAAATCTGCCGATGGTTACAAAAGGTCTACTACTGATAAGACAGGTATTATTGACCCTTTAAAATTACATCAATACAAAATTTCAGAAGATATCTTTAAAAGATTATCAGTTATTCCTGATAGTAAAAATCACGGAATGATTTTACTTCTTGATTGGTCTGGTTCAATGTCTAATGTTATTGACAAGACCGTAGAACAATTATTACAACTAGTATGGTTTTGTCAAAGAATTGGTATTCCATACAAAGTTTATTTCTTTTGTGACCCAATTACTGAAAGAGGTTTCAATAACAGAAGAAGAGAAGGTGAAAATTTACAAGATGATAGTTGGAGATTTAAAGTTGGTAGTATGCAACTTAATGGTTTCAATTTAGTTGAAGTTGCTTCTCACACTTTGAAAAAACAAGAATTAGATAAGTCTTTATTCTTACTATATGCTTATGCGAAATACTATTGCGATAACTATGGTTACAGAAGAAATAGAGAATGGGTTGAAAGAATACAACCGCCATCACACTTTTATTTGTCATCTACTCCTTTGAACGAAAGTTTGGCGTCTATGTATCAGATTGTTCCTATGTTCAGACAGAAATATCAAGTTGACAAAATGTCATTGATTACACTTACTGATGGACATAGTAACAACTCTAATAAATCATCTTTCTATACGGATCCAGAAAACCCTGGTAAGATGATTGCCAGAGAAAAAAATTATGGTGCAACACCAGTATTGAAATTTGGTAGAAAAGAATTGAAACTTAAATCTTCAGTAAATTATACAAGAAATGATACTACTGCTTTGTTATTAGAAGGTATCAAAAAGAAGTTTAATGTTACTACTATCGGTTTCTTCCTTGTACAGAATACTAGAAGGTGGGAATTTGAGAACTATGCTTTATCTGGTAAACAACAAGAATTACCTTACCAGTTAAAAGAAGAGATACTTTCTAAAATCAGAAAAGAGTTTAGTAAAGAAAAGTGTGCTTCTGTAAAGGCAGAAGGTTATAATGAATTCTTTTTAGTTAATTCAAAAACTATGAAAGTTGAGAATAACAACTTGAATGAACTAAAAGAAGACGCCAAGAAAGGCGATATCAAAAGAGTATTTGGTAAAAGTATGAAATCAAGAACGGTTTCCAGAGTACTTTTATCCAAATTTGTTAAACAGGTTGCATAAACTATGGAAAAAGTGTTGAAAATCAAGGGAAAAAAAGTTGAAAAAAACTTAAAAAAGTGCTTGACAATGCTTTTAACCTATGGTATGATGTATACATAAACTAAAAAAAGGACAATACTATGATTACTTTGAATGAAAAACAAAAAGAGTTTGTTTCTGCCGCTCAGAAAATGGGCATATCAGAGACAATCACTTCCGATGAAGTTTTAAAAGTTGCCAAATCAATTGGCATAAACTTCAAACCACAATGGTTGACTAGAAATCCTGAATTAAGGGTTGGTAGAGGCGAATATAAATTGCCTGTAGACGGTCTACCTAGTGTTGAAAAACAAGTTAACACATCCGTGTTGAATGATACTCCTGCACCAGTTACTCAAACTGCTGTAGAGAATGAAACTCAAAAAGAGGCGGCGTATGTTATCTCTTCTTTGACAGGTGATATCGTTCCTAAAAAAGATGACACTTTCGTATCGTTTGGTAACCATCCTGATATAAGAAGTATCATCAAATCAAAACAATTTTATCCTATATTCATTACTGGACTATCTGGTAATGGTAAAACTTTTTCAGTTATTCAGGCGTGTGCCGAGAGTAAAAGAGAAATGATTAGGGTTAACATTACAATAGAAACCGATGAAGATGATTTACTCGGTGGTTACAGACTTAAAGATGGCCATACCGTATGGCAGAATGGTCCTGTTATTGAGGCAATGGAGAGAGGTGCTGTTTTACTTCTTGATGAGATTGACCTTGCAAG